CAGGAAGCCAAGAATAAGGCCCTTTCGTCCGCAGCGTTGCAGGAATTGACCGATTCCGGGGCTTGGGAGCAACTTTTCGGGAACCTCGACGACCTTACTACGGCGCAAATACAGGCCCTTATAGATAAAATCGAAGCGCAAAAGGCCCAATTAGGCGTAGAACTTAACCCGCAAGACTTAGACGTAGTTTTAAGCAAGTTGCGGGAAGCCAAGGACGAAATACAGACCCGCAACCCGTTTAAGGCCCTTTCTACGGCTTTGAAGGACTATAAGAAGGACGCAAGTAAAGCGAACCTATCCGAAGTATTCAAAGGCGTAGGGGCTACGGCCGATTTGGTAAAAGGTTCGTTCGACGCGGTTACGGGTGCTATTGAGAAAATGGGAGGTTCTATGGACGACGAAACCCAAGCTATTTTAGGGGACGTAGGCGGAATTGTGGACGGAATAGGGCAAATGGCACAGGGGTACGCAACTATGAACCCGGCCCAAATGATACAGGGAGCCGTAGGTATGCTAACTTCCGTCTTTGACCTGTTCAACTCCCGCGACCGTAAGGCCGAACGAGCCATTAAGAAACACGCTGCTGCCGTCGAAGAATTGGAACGCGCCTACAAAGCACTTGAACACGCCGTAGATAAGGCGTTAGGCGAATCGGTTTACGATAACCAAAAGGCCCTTATTAACAATATGCGCGAACAACGCGCGCACTTGCGGGCTATGTGGGAAGCGGAAGAAAGCAAGAAAAAAACCGATAGTGGTAAGGTAAACCAATATAAGGAGCAGTACGAAGAATTAGGCCGCCAAATCGAAGACACCATAGCCGAAATTACGGAAAGCGTAACGCAGACTTCGGCAAAGGACTTGGCTACGCAATTGTCCGACGCGATAGCCGAAGCCTACTCCGACGGCTTCAACAGCGACAAAGTAAAAAGCGCGATTGAAAAGGTTACGAACCAGGTATTAGGTAATGCCGTAAAGAACGCCTTAAAAAAACAATTCCTCGAACAGCAGCTACAAAATGCCGTAAAGCAGTTGCAGCGCGATATGGGTTTTGACGATGAAGGCGGCGCTTCCTTCGACGGCTTGACCCCGGAAGAACAGCAACGGTTTAAGGATAGAGTAAATTCAATAGCCCAAGGGTACGCCGAAGCCTTGAAGTTGTACGAAGATTTGTTTAAGGACTTGGACGATAACGGCGACCCTACTACGAGCCTATCCGGTGCAATTAAGGGAGCCAGCCAAGAAAGTATAGATTTATTGGCCGGACAAACGAACGCCGTACGTGTAAACCAAGTGCAGGAAATAGAAATCTTGCGCCAGCAGCTTATACACCTTGCCAACATCGACGGCAAATTAAGCGTATCGAACCGGCACCTTGAACAGATAGAAAAGAATACTTCGGGAAGCGCGTCCGACCCGTTACGGGCGCAAGGAATAACAATGTAGCGATATGGAAGTAAATAAACGATTGGCCCGCGACGCCAAAAAGAAAGGCATTTGCGAAGAATGGTACGGCCGCCTTATAGATACCAAAGGGAAAGACGAACTTATTAAAATGTACCTTGAAGGTATCGACTTTTGCCTAAGCAACGAGTACCCCAGCAACGAATTTATACGCCAGCACTTCGTAGGTACTTGCGAAGCCTACGGCGTGTTCCTCGACCAAGCTATTACGGCAGGAAACTTCCGGCACGTAGTAGCCCTTGGCCGTTGCGAGGGTACCGCCACTTACGACGGTTGGAACGTAGGGCAGGTATTCGCAAAGCACCAAAGCCGGTTAAAGGTTCTTGCTACCGGTAATTCCTTCGTAATGGTAGACGTATTCGACGATACCACCGTAGAAGTAGAAGCACGGGATAACGCGAAGATTTGCGTAAACCACTACGGCGGGAACTTGACGACTACCACCGGCGACGGCGAAGGTAACGCGATAATAAAAGTTATTCGAAAAACGACTAAAACGTATTGATATGGCAGACGAAAGTAACATTATCCTAAATATGCCCTTCGATGAAGCGGCCGGTTCTACCATTGCTTACGATTACAGCAAGACACGGGCGGACGGTACGGTAGTAGAAGCAGATTTTACCGGCGGAAAGCAAGGCAATTGTATAAAGTTCGACGGTAACGGGCATTGCGATATAGACAAAAACGTAATTCCCCTTACCGGGAACTTTACCCTTCTTGCCTGGTTGAAGCGTTCAGCCTTCCCGGACGGCTTTACGGGTAAGCGTATCGGATTCTTTGCACGCTGGGAAGCCATAGAAGGTTATACGGAAGCGTGGTTTAACCTTGCGGCCGATACTTGGGGCTATTGGGCTATCGTCAAAGAGGGCCTAACAATCCGCATTTACCTTGATACGGCATTGGTGCAGACCATTACGCTACCCGCCCAGCCTACCGGTTTCGCTATCCTGCAAGACATCTATACGACCGCCAACGGGTACGGTTGTATCGACGAAGTTAAGGTATATAATACCGCCTTGACGCAGGAAGAAATTACCGAAAGTATTGCTACGGTGGCGCAATTGGCTTACAGTATAGACGGAACCGATTTTAAGGCTTGGGATATTTATGTAAGCGAAAGTAACGGCCTTCTTGACCGTCCCAAAATGAAAACCCCGGTTTCCGTTGATTGGCCGGATTATCACGGGGAGATAGTAGACCTTGAAAACAAGATACTGCAACCCCGCGAAATAACCCTTAATTGCTTTATGAAAGCGAACGGGAAGGTAGACTTTGTTACGAAGCTAAACGACTTCTTGGACGTATTCAGCCGGCCAAATACCCAGCGGCTTATGGTTGATATACACCCTACGAAACCGTTGCTTTACGAAGTCTATAACGAAAACGGGGTAGCCATTAACAAGCGTTGGAATGACGACCTTATGGTAGGAACCTTTACCTTGAAGTTGAAGGAACCCGACCCGGTAAAGCGTATCGTACGGCACCAGCGTTTAAGCAATGATACGAAGACGCTAACGATTACCCTAACCAGCGCGAAAGCGGTTACTATTTTTTGGGGCGACGGAACTCAAACGAACGACGTTTACGGAACCGACGTAACAGCGAGCCACGAATACACGACCGACGGAATTTTTTACGCCATTGTCGCCGGAGTTATCGAAGAAATAGAAAGTTTCACTACTAACGGTATTATCGTATGGAACAAATTATAGTAAGACACCCGGACGGGACTACGGCTCTATTGACTTCGCGGGCGCGTAAGTCCGGAGTTACCAAGGCCGAACAAAGTATTACGCTGTTAGGGGCGGATACGGTGGCGATAACCGTAAAAAGTGCCACGCCCTTAACCTTCCACTTGGGCGACCAAATAGACGTTTACGGGAAGACTTATACCCTTAACCAGCTTCCGGGCATTAAGAAGACCGGAAACCGGAATTTCGAATATACCCTTACTTTCGAAGGCGTACAGTACGAGTTAATCGACGTGCAATTTTTGTTACCGGACGATACCGTATTAGATAGCTTTACGGGCGATTTAGAAGACTTCTTAGGTATTCTTATCGGGAACCTTACCCGCGTATATCCGGGTAAATGGGTGTTAGGCGTTTTCCCTGCCAATACGGAGTTTAAGACGCTAACCTATACGGAAAAGAATTGTTTGGAAGTGTTGCAAGACCTTTGCGAGCAATACAGCACCGAATTTGAGATTACCCAAGCTAACGGCGTTCGTTCGCTCAATATCAAAATGGCCGGGGTAAACTTCCCCTATACTTTCCGGTACGGACGTACCGGCGGGCTTTACGAATTGACGCGCCAAAACATCAATTCCAAGAATGTAGTTACCCGGCTATACGTCTATGGCGGTAGTAGCAACCTTGGGGATAAATACCGTTATACCCGTCTTTGTCTTCCGGGCAAGGCAAAGAACGCTTCCTACATCGAAGACGCGGCCGCTATTGCGGCTTACGGATTGAAGGAGAATACAAAGATATTCGACGATATTAAACCCGAACGTTACGGCGAAGTAACTGCCGCCGGAAGCGCGTATTATGCCTTTAAGGACGCTACTATGAACTTCGACCTTAACGAAAAGGATAGCGCGGGTAATACAAAGTGGCTTATAGACGGAGTGAACGCAAAGGTAAAGTTCACTACCGGAAACTTGGCCGGATATGAATTTGACGTACACAAGTACGACCACGCGACGAAAGAAATACAGGTAGTACCGTTCACGGACGAAAACGGCATGAAGTTCCCCAGCAAAACAAGTGCGGCGTTTCAGTTCGGCGTAGGCGATAAGTATTTCTTCACGGATATAAATTTGCCGGACGCTTACAAGACCGAGGCGGAAAACAAACTACTTTCGGAAGGGAACAAAGCAATAGCCGGGTATAGCCAGCCGCAAGTACAGTACGGGTTAAGTATCGACGAAAATTTTATACGTCAGTTCGCCGGCGAATTGACCGTAGTAAACCTTTTCGCCGTCGGCGATTATATTCCGGTGGAAGATGAAGACATAGGCGTAAACAAATCGGTACGAATTACGGCTTTTACGCGCGATTTGCTGCGGGAATACAAGTATAATATAACCTTGGGCGACAGCGTAACCAAAACGACGATTACCCGCGTTATCGAAGACTTGCAGAAAATCGACAATGTTATAGAGATAAACGACCTTGCCGACCCGTCGAAGGCCCG